CCAAAATATAAATCTTTTCCAATTCTTGTGACCATGGCACCGTTTAACAAAGTGTAAAATAAATTTACTACTTTGTTTCCTTGATTTTTGATGTGTGAAAAAATATCATTATAACAATCCTTAGTATTAGCTAAACGCTGATATTTTTTATATTCATCCTTGCAACGCAATTTTATACTGTCTGGTAAATGTTCTATATCTTCTTCACTGTGACATTCTGGAAAGCCAATTTCTTTAAAATTATAGTAAAAATGACCAAAATTATATGAGTTATAATTGTTGTAAAAAGTTTCACCAAGCATTATGGTATAATCTCTAGGAGTCATTGGCGGAGGAATATATTTTCCGTTTAAAAACTGTGTACTTGGTAAGTTAGGACGTAAAACTTCTACATTGAAACTTTGTAATTTTTTTATAATAGCTTGATAATCTTCTTCGGTTTCTATTGCTATACGTTCAAATAATTTTCTCACATGCGGTACAGTGATCCATGAATAAAATTCAGGAGGATAGCTACGCCCGACTATGCATACTCGTAACGGATCCCAGTGTTGATAAACGGAATAAGTCATGATCTTGGATCTCGTCGATGTTTGAACAATGATTTCAAGTATTCTTTGGGCCATGTGTCATAAAAGCCTTTGGCAGCTATTTGTTTAGCTCGAGCGTCTAAATCGCTTAAACTTTGTACCAGAGCCAAAGCATAAGTGCCTTGATTCATTGTCACGCCGTTGACTATTTCTGGATCTGCAGGATGATCTTCCAAGGCCAGCATGTCCTTGCGCAACAAACATTCTTTGTTGGCCTGTGAAACGCTAGAACTAAACAGTTCGTAACTCCATTCTGCAGGATCATACGCATACACAATGACTTCGTACTGGCCCATGCCCCACTGACTGCGATTTTTTAAATCATAGTAAGGATCCATGCCTGTAAAAATTGCCACTGTGTTTTTTAATCTAGCACTGCGAGCATAAGGACAAGGCGGCCAGCCTCCCAGTGCTGGATGTGGAACTTCTACAAAGCGTTCACTCCAGGCTAAAATATCTCGTCGTACTTGTTCTTGATCTAACATATTAAAAAAATGGAAGCCCTGATTTTTTGGTAGTTTCCATGTTGTCTTTGATTATTTGCCCAATCATTTCTTTTTCACTGATACTGAGTTGCAGAGCCTGCTCGTAGCTGATGCCACCTCGCATGTACCAAGCCATTTGCAACGCCTCCCTTTTGATATTTTTGATATCTTTGTCCATCTGATCCACAATCTTGCCAATTGTGTCTGCATCAGAGACTAGGAGGCGGGTACGAAAAAAGTTGACATGTCCAGGGCCACACTCTGCTCGTATTCGTTGGTACATTCATTGCAAACTATTTTCATGGGTTGCATTTCAGCCTGTGCTTTGAGTTTTATAATGTGATCTCTGATCTGTGTGAACAAATTCCTGTCACAGTTTTTTAGGAATTCTTCTATGTATTCTGGCTCACTAACCATGGCAGTGGGCGTTTTGATTGTGGCCACACTTTGTGCCAGGGCCGACACTGTGATATCCGTGATTTTTTTCATGGCTGCAGTCAGTGCAGTCATCTTGTCATTGTTGTTCATCTCAGCGTTGGGCAAGATCTGCAATAGTTTTTGATTTTCAAACTGCATTTGATTGTTGTCGTTGAGATTGCGATAATTCATGGGTCTGAAGTAGATTTCAACGTCGCCGGCTCTAATGCTTTCACCGTAGTTGGGCGCAGAAATTCTGTCCAACACAGTTCTTAAATCAACTGATCGATCACTGGTTGCTGCACATTTTGGACATTTAGTATCAAATTCCATTTCATGTCCGTAGCTGGCAATGCGTATGGCAATTAGAATAGCATCCACATCCATGGCAGGCACTGCCCAGCCATTTAGGATATTGGGCAAGCAACTTTCGATCACATTTACAGTGGCTTGTCCGTTGAACAAGGCGTCGGGTGTTCGGTAGGTTATTTCATCAATGGCAGTCATAGGCAACACAGGCAATTCCCCTGTGTCAGTCATGGTCAGTGTGCCAGGCGGATAAAACTGCCCGTTGCTGGGCAATCGAATGTAGATTGCAGGTTGTCTAAAATACTGTTGAAGCGGGTTGTTTGATGGCATGGTCGTCCTCGGTAAATATAATTATGACTGATCGCTACACCCAAGAAGAAATCCAAGAAATCGCTGACAACTATGCCAACGCATTAAAATCTGGCATTGAGCCCACGGCTGACATGACCCGTGAAATGAAAGATGCCGCAGTTGGTATCAAAGGCTATACTGCAGCAGTTGAATCAGCTAAAAAACAATTTGTTTCCAGTTTAAGTAAAACTGCAGGTGATCTTGGCACTGCCATGTACAAAGGCACCAAGGGTGCAGGTGTCTTAGGAGACGCAGCCGAACAAGCAGGAACTGCACTAGAAGTCATGATCTTGGCCATACCCGGAATTGGTCTAGCAGCCAAAGCAGCTGCAGTGGCCATTGGCTTGTTTGCCAAAGGCGTCAACATGGCTGCCAAGCAAAGTGATGCACTGTACAAGAGCTATCAAGAACTTGGCAAAAGCGGCCAAGGGGCCGCAGGCGGTATCACTGATGTGTTCAACAGCATGCAGAAGTTGGGCTACGGAATTGAAGAACTGGATTCAGCAGTTAAATTATTGACCGGTCACTCTACAGATTTAGCTACATTTAGCGGTACTGCAGCTTCAGGAGCACAAGCATTTGCAGATTCAATGAAAGGTATCACACACGGGCCTTTCTTGGAAGAAATGATGAATCTGGGCAAAACAGTTGACGACCTCAATGCTGCTGGTGCATCATATGTCAAACAACAAGTGCTCATGGGCCGCAGTCAACGAGATATACAAGGTACACAGACTGAACGTACCATGGCCTATATTAAATCTCTGGATACCCTGCAGAGATTAACTGGACAAAGCGCAGAAGCTTTGGAAAAACAACAAGAAGAAGCCTTGGATGACGATGCCTATAATATCTACATGGAGCGATTGGAACAAAGTGGCAAAGCAGGACAAGAACAAGCGCAAAAAATAAAAGAATCATTGGCAATGTTAGATCCAAGCATACAAAAATTAGCCAGAGCGGGTATTGGTGGTAATGTTGGAGCTCAAGGCGAGCTGATGAACATGATGCCAAACTTTATTAAAGATTTGCGAGATCAAAATATGTCTCGCGATCAGACTCTTGCCAATGCTAACCGAGATCTTATAACATTCAAAGACAGATTTGGCGACAACTATATGCAGGCCGCTGATTCAATGGAAGGCTTTGGCGTACATGTAACAGCCATAAACAAAACCATTGGGCAAACTGGCAATCTCAAAGAGCGCGAAGCATACGCTGCCAAAGAAAAAGAAATGCACGATAAAGCAACTGAAAATCTCACGCAGACACAGATTGCGCAAATGAACACTAGAGACAGTTTGCAGGGTTTGGTACAACTGGGTGTGGCACCAGCCACTAGTGCACTAGGAACGTTGGCAGAAGTTGTAGATGATTTGACAAGTCTTTTACCAGGTTCTAGCTCCAAACACAAAAATGATGCAGTAGCAACTTCTGGTGGTAAAGTTGGAACCAAAGGTGGTAGATCAACTGCAACCATGGTAGGAGCCGCTGGTGGCGCAATGGCAGGAGCCGAACTTGGTGGAGAAATTGGATTAGCTTTTGGCGGAGTTGGTGCAATTCCAGGTGCAGCAATTGGTGGAGCCCTTGGCGGAATACTAGGTGGAATTGCTGGAAATTTAGGATACGGAACATTTGGTGGCGACAAAGGAGTGGGCAAAACTGCTGGTGCCGAAACTGCAATGACTTATTTTCAAAGTCAAGGGTGGACCAAAGAACAAGCTGCTGGTATAGTAGGAAATTTACAAGCTGAATCAGGGCCATCTCTCAATCCCAAAGCAGTGGGAGACAACGGCCAGGCCTATGGTATTGCTCAATGGCATCCAGATCGCCAAGCAATATTTAAACAACAAATGCAGAAAGACATAAAAGAATCTTCACTGGAAGAACAGTTACGATTTGTACAGTGGGAGTTGTCTAATACAGAAATGGTTGCAGGAAATGCGTTGCACTCCGCTAAAGCTGCCAACGAAGCAGCTCAAATTTTTGATCGCATGTATGAAAGAAGTTCTGGTACTACTCTAAACAAACGTATGGCCAATGCAAACACACTGGCAGAGAAAAAAGCTGAGTTTGGCGGCATTGTTCGAGCTAGACCAGGTGGAACCAATATTCTGGCAGGCGAAGCCGGGGATGACGAAGCATTTGTGCCTTTGCGTGGTGGCAAGATTCCTGTGGACATTAAAAATTCTAGTTTTATTAAAGAATTCACACGTGATATACTTGGCAATATAGGAATGGATCAACCGCAAAGATCTGGTGTAACGGCCAGAGAAGGAGTGGAAAATCTTAGATTACTGCTGCCAGAATTTAGTCGAGCTATATCTGGCAGTATGGGCAATATTCAAGAAGTTCAAGCTGCATCAATAATGTCGTCAGTTAAAACCACTCTGGATAATTTTGTCAAAACAAAAATGCCTAATCCTGGTGATTTTGCGGGCAGTTCAGTGTTGCCAAATTTCAACAAAGCACTGCCCGAAACAGACACTGCAACCATGTTGTCCGACAGAACTGACAAACTCACACAACAGTTGGCTAAATTGGAAAAACTGCCGGTAGCTGCCGGCGGCTCTGACAACTCACAGCAACTGGCGCTGATGAGTCAACAGCTAAACAAACTGGATGAACTGGTCAGAGTCATGAACAGTCAGCTAAATGTGTCAGGAAAGATATTGGCTTACCAACACTGATCTGCGGTAAATACTGCAAGGAAAACTCACATGTCTTGGAGAAAATATTTCAAAGTCGCTGGCCCTGAGGGAGTAGGCGGCGCACTCAGCCCAATTTCTGGTCGTAATCAATTTGGCATCCCTGGCTATGATCGTCAACGTGGGGGTGATTACACTGGCGGAACTCCCAATGATTTTGCCTTTAGAAACTATGCCAGTAGATTGCCTGAAGTGTATTCTGGACACCCAAATCGTGTGGAACGCTACAACCAGTACGAAAACATGGATGCTGATTCAGAAGTCAATGCATGTTTAGACATCATTGCTGAATTTTCCACACAACTAAACGACGACAACGAAACACCTTTTGACATACATTTTTCTGACAAGCCCACGGATCACGAAATTGAAATTATCAAAAAACAACTGCAACAGTGGACCAAGCTAAACAAGCTGGATCAGCGCATATTCAAACTGTTTCGCAATACCATCAAATACGGTGATCAGGTTTTTTTGCGTGATCCAGAAACGTTTGAAATGTTCTGGGTTGACATGGTCAAAGTGGCCAGGGTTATTGTAAATGAATCAGAAGGTAAGCGTCCAGAACAGTACATAATCCGAGATATCAATCCCAACTTTCAAAACATGAGTGTGGCATCAAAAACCACACAGGATTACTATGTCAGCAGAGCCACAGGCGCCTCAGGACAAACCAACTATACTGCGCCCAACGGAGGCGGCTACGGTGGAGCAGGTGGCGGCGTAGGCAACAACAGATTCACACAGGCCATGAACGAAAGTTGCATAGACAGCCGTCATATTGTGCATTTGAGCTTGAACGAAGGCCTGGATTTCTTTTGGCCTTTTGGGCAAAGTATCTTAGAAAATATCTTCAAAGTTTACAAACAAAAAGAATTGCTAGAAGATTCTGTGTTGATTTATCGTGTGCAACGTGCTCCAGAACGCAGACTATTCAAGATTGATGTGGGTAACATGCCCAGCCACATGGCCATGCAGTTTGTAGAACGTGTCAAAAACGAAATGCATCAGCGTAGAATTCCTACTACCACTGGTGGTGGTGGAAATATGATGGATGCCAGTTACAATCCACTCAGTATCAACGAAGATTACTTTTTCCCACAGACATCTGATGGGCGTGGCAGTTCAGTAGAAGTACTGCCTGGTGGTGAAAATCTTGGCGAAATTGATGACTTGAAATACTTCAACAACAAAATGGCACGCGGTCTACGTGTGCCGTCAAGTTATTTGCCCACAGGTCCTGATGATTCTGGTATTGCCATGAACGACGGCAAAGTAGGCACTGCCTTAATTCAAGAGTATAGATTCAATCAATACTGTATTCGTTTGCAGAACTTGATCATGCAAAAACTGGATGATGAATTCAAAATGTTCCTGCGTTGGAGAGGCTTCAACATTGATTCTGGCTTGTTTACTATCAAACTATGTCCGCCACAGAACTTTGCTAGTTATCGTCAAAGCGAACTAGATACCACTAGAATCACTGCATTCACACAGTTAGAACCCTTGCCCTACATGAGCAAGCGTTTTTTAATGAAACGTTATCTAGGTCTCACTGAAGAAGAAATTATTGAAAACGAACAACACTGGCGCGAAGAACGTGATCAACCTGAATTGGAAACCACACAAGGGCAGGATCTGCGTAGTATTGGTATTACTCCAGCTGGCATGGAAGCTGACATCGAAACAGGACAAGAATTATCTCAAAGTGAGCTAGCTGGTGCACCTGGCAGCCAACCTACACCCAGTGTGAGCCCCGGTGCCAATAGTTTAGGTGGCTCAGCTGGTGCTGCTGGAGCTCCCAGTGGCGGTGCGCCCGGAGTGCCAGGAGTATAAATAACACTATGATTCTCAACGAAATATACGAAAAATCGCCAGCTGCTTATCAAGATCTCAGTCAAGATAACAGTCAACTCAAGCTGGGCGATTTGAGAAAAACTCGGTTGACACTACGTCAGTTAAACAAGTTGCGACAAATGAACGATGTGCGTAGCTATGAATACAAAGAAAAATTAAAATTAGTGCGTCAACAGTACGCACCTCCTCCTGTGGCTCCTGGTCTGTAATATTTTTTAAATATTACCAGTTTTCTGCCTCAAAAGTACCAATATTACCAGATATATGTAAATATATCTACGAGCCATAACCTTTGGAGGATACAATATGACATCGAAATTTGAACAGTTGATTGAGTACGTAATCAACGATGAAGAACAAAAAGCTCGCGAGCTTTTCCACGATATCGTAGTAGAAAAATCTCGCGAGATCTACGAAAACCTCATGAACGAGGAAGAAGAGTGCGATCACTGCCATAAATCACCTTGTGTCTGCGAAGACGAAAACATGGAAGAGTCTGATGATTCCATGGAAGAGGAAAAAATGGAAGAAGGCATGGACTCATTTGGTGGCGACGCCAGCGATGACTTGATCGACGATGTTGAAACCGAAGAGCAAGGCATGCCCATGGAAGGTGATGAAGAGTTTGATGATGCTGCTGAAAAAGACGGACATGAACTCACACATGATATGGAAATGGATCATGACGGCGAAGGCGACATTGAAGATCGTGTGGTTGATCTTGAAGACAAGCTGGACGAACTCATGAGCGAATTTGAAGCACTCATGGGAGACAAACAAGGCGATGACGGAATTGACAGCGATTTAGACGGAGACGAAGGCGAACCACTGGGCGGTGATGCACTTGCCCAAGATGACACACAAGCATTTGGTGATGAACAGGGCATGATGGAAAATGTGCAGTTAGACAAAGTCGCTGCTCCCAAACACGGCGACGATGGTGCCAACAACAAAAGTGTAGTGGCTTTTAACTCTGGTGCTAGAGGCATGCAAGGTGCTCCTGTCAAAATGACTGGTGACACTGCACAAGGTCGTAGTGCTCCTAAAACAGCTGACTTGCCTGAAGCTGGAAAGTTTAAAAATGTTCCTGGCAAAGGTACTACCAATTCTAGACTAGAAGGTACACCAAAGCCCGTTAACACACAAGCTGCTGGTACTAATACTAGAACTCCTTTCCCCAAAGGCTAAGCACTAGATATGGCTCGTAACACTTATCTAAAAGAACATCTAAGCTTCACTCAAGCCAGGGTTGAACTCCTGACTGAGGAAGCTGCCGATGGCTCTGGCAAAACCTTGTATATGAAGGGTATTTGCATTGAAGGCGGCGTGAAAAATGCCAACGAGCGTGTATATCCTGTGCACGAAATTGCCAAAGCAGTTGACACTATTAATGAACAAATCAAAACTGGTCACAGTGTGCTAGGCGAAGTTGACCATCCAGATGATTTAAAAATCAACCTAGATCGTGTGAGTCACATGATTGAAGGCATGTGGATGGATGGCCCATGTGGCTACGGAAAATTAAAAATATTACCCACACCCATGGGACAACTGGTCAAAACCATGTTGGATTCAGGTGTGAAATTAGGTGTTTCAAGTCGTGGATCCGGAAATGTCAACGACTCAAACGGACATGTCAGTGACTTTGAAATTGTCACTGTGGATGTAGTTGCCCAACCCAG